GATAAGATGGATCAGACCGAAGTAGTAGAACCCAAATCCGGGGATGTAACCGTAATGTACAAAGTGTTGACGCTTCTGATGAGTCTCATCATCGGGTTCCCAGTTGCGGCGAATAGCCAGAATCTCCTGAGTCCCATGCTCGATTGTAACAACATAGGGCAGTGCGATCCCGGTCTCATTCTCGTCTTCGTCTTTGTGTTCGAACCCTTTGAGGTCAAGGTCAACGTGCATTTCAAGGATCTTAAACCGATCGTCCGTAGTAGCCCGGAACCCCAGTTTCTCAGCGATGGTCTTCTCGACTTCGTCAAGAGTCCCAACAGGATCCCCTAACTCTACATCACGGTAGAACCCATCAACCTGAAGCTGCCTGAGCTGGTTCTCGGTCTTACGCATGACATGGGTTAGTCTCGGAGTAGACTGAATGTCCGATGCACCGTATGGAACTACTACATCTTCTGCGGGCACATAGAGTGCCACCTGCCGGCCAATGGACGGATCGAAGTACACCTTTTTAAAGGCATTACCTGAAAGGCCAAGACCCCACAGCATACGCTCGGTCTCAGGCCGGTATTCCGGCATCTCTTCCGTCAACTGGTAGTTCATATCATCCTGAACACGCTCAGCAGACTTTTTCTTCTCCGGAGTTTCCTTACCTATAATAAGAGTCTTAACCGGGCCTTGCGCCGGGAAGATAGACATCATAGTTTCAGCTTGGAACTTAACAAGGGCTTCCGCCAACAGCGGGTGGTACACACCACAAGCACCTTCCCAAGGCTCAGACCGCTCTTCAATCTTAAGACCAAGCAGTTCTAACCCGTCACAATAAGTCTGGATCCAGTCCTTACGCCCTGACGTGTCACTCTCGAAATCCCCAAGCAGGTCACCGGCAAGTTCAGTAAGTGCACCTTCATCCAGCTCCTCAGCGAGGTTGGCATTGAATTCATCGTCGTGCTCAGATCCCGGCTCAATAATAACTTCCAGACCACCCATACCAATCGTTACGGATTCCGGATCTTCAATCTCAATTTCGATTGGCTCCTCATTCTGAGAAGCTTGTGTGATACCTAAAGGAGCTGCGTACAGGGACTTGTCAATAGCCATGGAAACCTCGGTTAATAATTTAGTAGAGACTCAGCTATTCGCTGCAGCTCCTCTTGGGTTGCATTGTTCTTTATCCGGTTAGCGCGTAGCGATATAACGCGGCAGTTATCTGGAGTATACCCTCCAGTGCTGTCCTTCCTGTCGATCGATGCACTAGCGTCGGTTGGTTTACTGCCGTTATACACCAGTAACGTCCCTAATAGGGGGCAGATTGCCGCCATGTTCTCGTAAAGCCATTCTTTTGTCAGTGAAAACTCTAAATTATTAAGTTTTGCGCGTCTTTTTGCGTTGTGATAAGCCATTTCTACCCACTTTTTAATGGGATTTGCACGCCGTTTTTCGCGCTTTTTCGCTGCATTTGCGGTACTTTTTTCCTTATATAATGCGGTTTTTCGGTACTTTTTACCCGCTTTTTTAGTGCATTCACGGCATCTTGGTTTATGGCCTGTCTTACCTTGGCTGTCTTTGTTGTAACTAGCTAACGGTAGTTCTTTCTTGCAGCCGGTACATCGTTTGACGCGCATCTGTCAACTCCATTTGGACCCCGCGCCGCCATAGTTGTATAAGGATGTTACAACGACATGAATTTTCTCACATAATCAATAATATGCGCGTTTTTTTGCACGGAAATAAGAAATATCATCAGGCTCGTCAGAAGGTAGCCGTACAAACCCACCGTTTCTAAAACGCATCAGCGCCATCGTGGTCGTATCGACGTGGTCATCATGGGATGCAAAAGGAAATGCAGCAAGTTCTTCTACAACTTCTTCAGCCCACCGGGTCTCAGGCACCCACACAAGTCCGGATCTAATAATGTCCGCTATGGAGTTAAGCCTAGCCATCTTGTCTCCGGTACCCCTGTGGGGGGTATATTCTTGTACTGACATACCGGTACGTCGAAGCTCTTGGTAAAGCGCGGTACCCGCACTCTTCTTTTCTACAATAAACGCATCTGGCTGGTACTCGTTGTACTGTTCTTGTGCAAGATCCTTAAGTTCCGGAAACTCAACACGCTTCTTAATAGCGTTTAGTAGAATAATGTTGTATGCGTTGGTTTCCTCATTCATGAATACGCCCCACGTCGTAATAGACGTGAAGTCAGCACGGTTGTGAGTTTCTGCTGCAGCGTCAAGCGCCATAATTACGTATTCACAAGAAGGTGGTCGTTCTAGTTTCCATTTATTCCACCAATCTCGCTTAACGATAGCGGCTTCTTCACCGGTCGGATTCTGCTGATACTGCGCATTCCACTGGAATACCGGCATCGATGCCTTAGTGCGTTTAAGTGCCGGCAGGTCAAAAAACTCTGGCCAAAGAGGAGCTTCCTCTGGCGTGTTCTCATTGAAGATAGCTGGAAACTCAACGACCTCGTATTGATCGGCTTCCTCACTCTGGGTCATATCGCGGATCATTCGTCCGCTCAGGTCATCTTGGTGCCATCTTGTAGCAATAATAGCTACACGGCCTCCCGGCATCAGTCGTGTTCGCGCTCCGTACGCAAACCATTCATACGCTCGCTCAAATATATCAAGGTTGCCACTAAGTATGTCTTGCTCGTTATGAGGATCGTCAACCAAAAGGAGGTCAGCACCTCGGCCAGCCAAAGCGGAACCAACACCACAAGCGAAGTACTCGCCACCAGAATTAGTATTCCACCGACCAGCAGACTTACTATCTGCTGCCAAAGTGACTGTCGGGTATATCTCTTTGTACGCAACGGAATCAATGATGTTCCTCACTTTTCTACCAAAGTCCACCGCCAAGTCGGAGGTATGTGACACCATCAGGATTTTCTTGGTCGGGTATTTCCCGATAAACCATGATGGAAAATAGATAGAAGTAAGCTGGGACTTACCGTGACGAGGGGGCATGTTGATACATATTCGGTCTTTACGCCCTTCGGCGATCGCCATCAACTCATCCGCCAGCATCCTGTGATGCTTACCAACCTTATAGTCAGGCTGCATCTTCTTACAGAATTCGATCAGGTCATCGCGGCACGCTTGTGCCTCTCTCCTTTTATGCAGTTCATCGAGCAGCTGCTCTACCTCAGACGCCTCTTCCGGAGACAATATGTGCATGTTCTGAGCTAGGAAATCCAACTCCGCATCGTCAAGGACTAGGCTCACAGACCAAGTTCCTCATCTACATTAATAAGGTGTCCTGTCGTAGGAGTGATGTCTTTGGGTTCCCGCATAGCGGCGATCTTGGCACGGATGTTATTTACTAGGTCTTCAGTAGAGCGGTGAGTAACCGTGACCTCAGATTTTTCCGTAAACAACCCAACATCAGTGATCTTTCCTAGGAGTTCTAGGGCACGCATGCGGATTCGAGGATCGGGATTGTCCGATTCGAGAAGAAGTTTATTAGTAACTAACAGACGTATTTGATTGGCGTTGTCTACAACGCGTACCGCATGTTCAGTAAGAATAGCCTTAGCAGCGTAATAGGTAGCCGGCTTGAAGTCTTCTGTAGCACGCAGTGCTACCTTTTGCGTAGTTTCTTCCGGATAAACGGACGCTAGTACTGCACGTTCGGCAGTATCCACATCATCGTCTGTAAAGGCATCTTCGAACCCGAGGAACTCGGCGGTGCGGCACGCAGCCTCAACTTTCTCTTTGAAATCACTAAGCCTATTGCTGGATTCCGGAAAAGGAATTGTCAAGTCTGGATGTATAGATAGCATAACTACGCATTGTCCGCGTTAGGTTTTATAGGAACGTATTTGAAATAATAAAAAAATTTTTGTCAAGCCTTTTTATTTTGGTACGGGGGGTGTTTCTAGGATTGGGATTGGTTAGGTTGGGGATAAATTAGGGTGGGGATTTTGAAAAATTGGTGATCGTTCGTTTGGAATAGTAATACTAGACCCCGGATGGAACCAACTCTCAGGTTTGGGGTGTAGGGGTCGCCATGCCAACCTGCCAGAAAAGTACCGGTATCGGTATAAACCGTTTATACCGTTTTAATTCCAAGCGAGCGCGGTAGCGCGAGGCCCGGCTGATATTGTCAACACGTGTTGACATTCTTCATTGTTCTATTGTTTGCATTGTTTGCTTGTTCATGAGATAATTACTTCGTGGTTCGGGGAATTGTCCCCGGCCCGTGCCGGACTTTCCCGGCGCTCTTTTCGAGAGGTGTAATATGTCTACTGTTATCGAAGCAAGCCAAAAGTTTGTAGCCCAAGTCATGACCACGGAAGTCATGGGTATCGTCACGGACTACGCTAAACAAGCCGTTAAGAACGAAGGTAGCCTAAGGAAATTGTCTGATTTATTCCATCAAAAGGGCGGGCGCGTGGCTCATGTTCGCGCTGTCGAAGGTGAAACCCCGGAGGATAAATCGACTCGCCTTGAAATGGTTCGGGTATGGGATGAGGCCTTTATATCTGGCATGAACCCCACACATAAAGCCGTACTTGCTATGGACAAGAAAACAGCCAAAAACGCCACGGACAAACAAAAGGAAGATAGGCACACAGCTCAACGGATTCTGTCGGTATATCGCGGACGTTTTGTTGCGTATCTCGACAAGCTTGAAAATCCAAACGGTAAGCCGGAAAAGGAAAAGACCGAAAAGGAAAAGACGGAAGCCACCGGCGAGAAGTCACCGGAACAATTCATTCTCGAAGACCTAGTATCACTTCGTGGGCATGCCATGAAGTGCCCGGAGGGCGAGTTGATCGACGCAATTCTAACCTTCACTGCACAATCGATTATGGCATTGGGCGGATCAATCGAGTAACACTATTGGGGCGGGAATTACCCGCCCCCTTTTTTGAGAGAACATTATGAATACGTGGACGATCTGGCTGATTATTCTTTCATGGGTTTTGCTACCCGGACTGATTGAGAAATTTCTTTGATCGAAGCCCCCGAAAGGGGGCTTTTTTGTGCCCGGAATTTACCGGCCCCCGTGATAGTGACTTGCATAGGCGAGGAACACAGGGAACAAGCGAACAAAGATAGTCCAACAACAATCGAACAAAGCTAGTCTGACAACACGCGAACAAAGCTAGTCCGGAACAAGCGAACAAAGCTAGTCCGGAACAAGCGAACAAAGTATGAT